TGGACTAAAGGCAAAAGAAAGACTTAAAGAACTTTGTGTTGGTACTTTTAAAGTTAAATCACTTGGTAAAGGCAAATATGGTAGGATTCTTGGAATACCTTATACAGAAAATGGTGAGGATATTTGCCAAAAGCTTATATCTGAAGGACATGCTGTTGAATATCAAGGCGGCAAAAAAACAAAAATATGGGGATAATAAAATGCAAATATCACAAGAAGGACTGGCACTAATTAAATTTTTTGAAGGCTGTGAGCTTGAGGCATACAAGTGCCCAGCTGGTGTTTGGACAATAGGTTACGGACACACAAAAGATGTCAAAGAAGGTGACAGAATAAACAAAGATGAAGCCAATCACTTGTTAGAAGAAGAAATGATTGAGTATGAAAGTTATGTAGATGACATGGTTGAGGTAGAGCTCAATCAAAGTCAATATGATGCTCTTTGTGCATGGGTTTACAATTTAGGACCATCAAATTTTGGCAGTTCTACGCTTCTTAAAGTTTTAAATGAAGGCAAATATGATGAAGTTCCACAACAAATTAAAAGATGGAACAAGGCTAATGGTGAAGTATTGACTGGTTTAATAAGGCGTAGAGAGGCAGAAGCATTACTTTTTCAAGGTAAAGAATGGCATGAGGTTTAGCTACTTAGATAAATACTCTATACTAACCATAGACACTTTGTGTTTAGGGTTGAGTAGCTACTATGTCACTACCTAGTTACTCAGCCTGACTAAGACATGGAAGATGTATCTTTAAAAGATTTTGATATTTTGTCTGAACAAGACAAAGCAGAAGCAACAGCTCTGTTGGCTCGCTATGACCAACTAGACAAACAAGATGTTTGTCAAAATGACTTCATGGGTTTTGTAAAACACATGTGGGGTGATGATTTTATAGAAGGCAGACATCACAGAATAATTGCAGACAAATTTAATAGAATTGCACAAGGCAAATTGAAACGTCTAATTGTTTGTTTGCCTCCAAGACATTCTAAATCAGAATTTGCATCAACTTACTTTCCAGCATGGATGATGGGTTTAAATGGTGCTTTAAAAATAATACAGTGTACGCACACAGCAGAATTAGCTGTAAGATTTGGTAGAAAAGTAAGAAATCTTATAGACAGTGATGATTTTAAAACTATCTTTCCTAATTTACGCCTACAAGCAGACAACAAAAGTGCTGGTAGATGGACAACAAACCAAGAAGGTGAGTCTTTCTATGCTGGTGTGGGTGGAGCTATAACAGGTCGTGGTGCTGATTTGTTGATTATTGATGACCCACATTCAGAACAAGATGCTTTGTCTCCAAAATCTTTAGAATCAGCTTATGAGTGGTACACATCAGGACCAAGACAAAGACTTCAGCCCGGTGGCACTATAGTTATAGTTATGACTAGGTGGAGTACCAAAGACTTGGTTGGTAAGGTTTTAAAAAAACAAGGTGATGATAATGCTGACCAGTGGGAAATAGTAGAGTTTCCAGCCATTTTGCCAGATACAGAAAACCCACTGTGGGGTGAATATTGGAAAAAAGAAGAACTTTTATCAGTAAAAGCATCTTTACCAATATCTAAATGGAACGCACAATGGATGCAAAATCCAACAGCAGAAGAAGGCTCTATAGTTAAAAGAGAGTGGTGGCAACAATGGAAACATGATGATATTCCAGACTATAGTTATGTAATACAAAGCTATGATACTGCTTTTTCTAAAAAAGAAACTGCTGACTATTCAGCGATAACCACATGGGCTATTTTTGAAAATATTGATGGTGTTGAACAGATTATTTTATTAGATGCAAAAAGATATAGAGTTGATTTTCCTGAGCTCAAAAGAATAGCCTTTGATGAATATAAGTATTGGGAACCGGATTGTGTGCTTATTGAAGCTAAAGCATCTGGAACACCACTTACACAAGAGCTAAGAAGAATGGGCATACCAGTCACAGCTTATTCACCTAGCAGAGGACAAGATAAAATAGCAAGAATGAATAGTGTAGCTCCAATATTTGAATCAGGCATGGTGTGGGCTCCGGATGAAGACTTTGCAGATGAAGTAAGAGAAGAATTAGCAGCATTTCCATTTGGAGATAATGATGACTTTTGTGATAGTACAACTATGGCATTAATGAGATTTAGACAAGGTGGTTTTTTGTCTTTGAAAGAGGACTACCAAGAAGAGGCAAGATTTATGTCAAAAAATAGAACAGTTTATTATTGATGAAAATTTTTTTTACAACATTTATTTTTGATGGTGTTGAGTATGAAGGACCAGTCATTTTTGCAAACAACACAGAAGAAGCTACTTTGATGGCTGAAGCTAATGGTTTAGAAATAGAAAGTGAAGTAGAAGATTTTACATCTATTGATGACTTATCAAGCCTAAGAGTGCTACACTAAAGGTTATGGCAGTAGATAAAATGTTAGGAACTGAAAATGACCCTGATGTTATGGAGCAAGGTTCAGCTGTTACAGTTGTACAAGAACCAACAAGAGAAGAGCTTATTTCAGATGCAGCTCAAATTTTAGTAAGTGAAAATGAGGTTTTGGTGGGTGATGAGCTTACAGAAGAGCCAATGCCACAAATGGATTTTAATTCCAACTTAGTTGAGTTTATAGCAGAAGATGTTTTGCAAAAGCTAGCATCAGATTTAATGAGCTCTATTCAAAGTGATAAACAATCAAGAAGTGAGTGGGAAAAAACTTACAAAGAAGGTCTTGAGTATTTAGGCATGAAATTTGATGATTCTAGGTCACAACCCTTTGAAGGTAGCTCAGGTGTTATTCACCCAATATTGGCAGAAGCAGTAACTCAATTCCAAGCTCAGGCTTACAAGGAGATGTTACCAGCAAAAGGACCAGTAAAAACAGAAATTGTTGGAGCTAGAACTATAGAAACAGAAAATCAAGCTGAAAGAGTACAAGAGTTCATGAACTATTACATTATGAATGTAATGAAAGAATATGACCCAGAACTAGATATGTTGTTGTTTTATTTACCATTAGCTGGTTCTGCTTTCAAAAAAGTGTATTTTGATTTTGTTACAAACAAAGCTGTGTCTAAGTTTATACCACCAGAAGATTTAATAGTTCCTTATGAAGCAAGTGACATGTCATCAGCAGAAAGAATTACACATGCTATAAGCATGTCTCTCAATGAAGTTAAAAAACAACAAATTACAGGTTTTTATGCAAATGTTGAAATACCTGAAAATAGTTATACAGAAGATAATACTGATATAGAAGAAACTATTGATGACATACAAGGCATTGCACCAAGCTACAAAGAAGACAGAAACAGAACCATATATGAGATACACACTGTTTTAGACATAGAAGGTTTTGAAGACTTAGATGCAAATGGTATGCCTACAGGTTTGAAATTGCCTTACATAATTACAATAGATGAAGATACAGAAACTGTACTAGCTATAAGAAGAAATTATTTAGAACAAGACCCTCTTAAAAACAAAATTAATTATTTTGTTCAATACAAGTTTTTACCGGGTCTTGGATTCTATGGTTTAGGTCTATCACACATGATTGGTGGATTGTCTAAAGCCTCAACATCAATACTTAGACAGTTGATAGATGCTGGAACTTTAGCTAATTTACCAGCTGGTTTTAAAGCTAGAGGCATGAGAATAAGAGATGAAGATGAGCCTTTACAACCCGGTGAATTTAGAGATATAGACACCACAGGTGGCTCTCTTAGAGAAAATCTTATACCTTTACCAGTCAAAGAACCAAGCAATGTGCTTATGCAATTACTTGGATTGTTGGTTGATTCAGGAAAAAGATTCGCTGCTATAGCTGACATGAATGTTGGTGATATGAACCAAGCAATGCCAGTAGGCACTACAGTAGCTTTACTTGAAAGAGGCACTAAAGTTATGAGTGCTATACATAAAAGACTACATTATGCTCAAAAAATAGAGTTTGATTTACTTGCTAGAGTTTTTGCAGAATATTTACCACCTTCTTATCCTTTCACAAATGGCACAGCACCAAATGAAATAAAACAACAAGATTTTGATGGCAGAATAGACATAGTGCCTGTATCTGACCCAAACATATTCTCACAAAGCCAAAGAGTTACATTAGCACAAGAATTATTACAAATGGTGCTTTCAAATCCTGAAATACATGGACAACAAGGCATGTATGAGGCTTACAGAAGGATGTACTCTGCATTAGGTATAGACAATGTAGAATCATTGATACCACCACCACCTGACATGACACCTCAGCCTATTGATGCTGGTTCAGAAAACAGCAGTTTAATGTTAGGTATGCCAGCACAGGCTTTTGAAGGACAAAATCATGAAGCACATTTAGAAACACATAAAAGTTTGTTTTTGACACAAGTTGTTAAAGATAACCCACAGATACAATCAATTATAATTAGTCATTGTATGCAACATTTACAGTTTTTATCAGCACAACTTGCAAGTCAACAAATTCCACAAGAAATTCAGTTGCAATTACAAGAAACACAAGCTCAAATGCAACAAATGTCACCTGATGAAGCTATGCAAGTGCAACAACAAATTCAAATGACACTTGACCAATACAGTGCACCTATTATGGCTCAATTAACAGCTGAGTTTTTACAGTCTATAGGTCAAGGACAAAGCAGTGACCCATTGGTTGACATAAGAAAATCAGAGCTAGAATTAAAAGATAAAGAGTTAGATATACAAGCTGAACAGTTTATGCAAAAACAAAATCAGAGAGCACAAGAAAAAATGCAAGAAAATAGTTTGCAAAAAGATAGGATAAATGTGCAAAAAGATATAGCAGATGATAAACTAGATGTAGCTATGGACAGATTAAAACAAAATGCTGAACTCAAGCTACTAGAATTAGGTGCAAAACAGAGGAATTAATTATGACAACTTCATTCAAAACAAAAGCAGTTGCAGAATTGCGTGAAGCCAAAAAATTAGAAAGAGAAAAAGAAGCCCTAGCAAATGCTGAAGCTGAACAGATGCGTGAAGCTAAAGCCAAAGCAAGTGCTGAAAGAATAGCAAAGAAATTAAAAAGAATTGCAAAAAGTGAAGAACCTACACTTACAGAAGAAGTTGTAGAAAAAGTGGTTGAAAAACCAAAAACAAAAGCAAAAGCAAAAGCTACTGGCAAAAAAAGAGGTAGACCACCAAAGGCTAAAAAATAATGCCTGATGAAATTGAAGTAATAGATGCCCTTAAAAAAATTATATCAACTAGGAGGTCACAAATATCTGAAACTATGATGTCAGGTGGTTTGAAAGACATGGAACATTATAAATATTTGCAAGGAGAGTTATCTGCACTATACTATATGGAAACAGAATTACAGAATATGTTTAAAAGAAGTTAAATGGCACAACTAAAATCTACAAATGACATAGTGGCTGAAGCTTATATTAAAGAAGAAGCTAGGGTATTAGACCCAACTTTGTTAGAAAAATCAGCTTTGGATAGGATGCCACAACCTACAGGTTATCGCATGTTGGTGCTTCCTTATGCTGGCAAAGCACAAACTAAAGGTGGCATACATTTAGCACAGAGCACAGTAGACAGAGAGGCTTTAGCTACTGTAGTTGCTTATGTGGTTAAACAAGGTCCTGAGTGCTATAAAGACAAAAAAAGATTTACTGGAAAAGCTTGGTGTGAAGAAAAACAATGGGTTTTAATAGGGCGTTACTCTGGCTCTAGGTTTAAACTTGAGGATGGTGCAGAGGTCAGAATCATCAATGATGATGAGGTTATAGCCACAATTCTCAATCCTGATGACATAGTGAGTTTATGATGAATGAACAAGAAAATGCACAACAAACACAGCCAGAAGCTGAAGATGTTGAAGTAGAGGTAGTAGAACAGGAAGTTGTAGAATCTAGCCCAGATGATGAGTTAGAAAATTACACCAAATCTGTATCTAAAAGAATTAACAAGCTTAATGAACGTAACAGACAGGCTGAAGAAAAAGCAGCCAGACTGGAACAAATGCTGGTTCAAAAACAACAAGAAACAGCACACCTAAACCAAGAAAGGTTGCAGACTCAACAAAATTTGTTAGCTAAAGAAAAAGAAGCTATTGAAGCTAAAGAAATGCAAGCCAATGATTTGTACAAAAGAGCTGTAGATTCTGGAGATGCTGATTTAATGTCCAAAGCTGACACTTTAAAAAGTGATTTGAGCATACAAAAAGAAAAAGTTAGAGCACAAGAAGAAGCTCAACAGCAAAATTTTCAAAATCCACAACCAGTACAACAAGAACAATATCAAAATTATCAACAACCACAACAGGTTGCACCTGACCCAAGCCCACAAGCTAAAGGTTGGCATGAAAAAAACCAATGGTATGGTGATAATAGTAGTGATGAAAATGTGCAAGCAACACAATTTGCTTACTTTACACACTACAATCTAGTTAATGAAGGTTATGAAGCTGACTCAGATGAATATTATAGTGAGCTGAATGACAGAGTTTATAAAGTTTATCCTGATTTACAGGCTAATGAAGACGTGAAAAATGAAGGCAGACCCGCTGTGCAAAGAGTCACTTCAACTTCTGTAGGAAGTCGTCAAAAAACACAAGGCAAGAAGAACGGAGTGACTTTTTCTAAATCAGAAGTTGAACGTCTCAGAGGATTAAAACCACACAATATGTCTGAAGAGGCATGGTTGAAATCTGTTGCTAAAGAGAAACAAAAAATTTCACAAAGAGAGGCAAAATAAAATGACTAATGAAATAGAACAAGAAGCTACTACCAGACAAACCCGTGAATCCGAGTCTCACGCTAAAGAATCTCGTAGAACCCCGTGGAGACCAGTAAGAAAACTAGAAACACCTCCAGCACCTGAAGGATATGAATATCGTTGGATAAGAGAATCAATGATGGGGCAAGAGGATAGAGCAAATGTAAGTAGAAGGCTTAGGGAAGGTTGGGAGCTTGTAAAAGGTTCTGATTTACCAGAAGATTTCAACTTGCCTACTATGGATTCTGGCAGACATACTGGTGTTGTTTATAACGAAGGACTACTCTTAGCGAAGATACCACTTGAAACCATAGCTGAACGTAATGCTTATTACTCAGGCAAAAACCAACAAGCAAAAGAAGCTTTAGACAATAATATGTTTAATGAATCTGCTAAAGATGGTAGGTATGTCAAGTATGATTCACAAAGAAAGTCCAACGTCACTTTTGGTAAAAAGTGACAATCATAAATTAATAGGTAAAAATTATGGCTAATAAAGATGCCCCTTTTGGATTAAAACCTGTTCGTATGATGGGCGGTGCACCTTACTCTGGAGGACAATCCAGATATAGGATAGCAAGTGGAGCTACCACACCAATATATCAAGGAGACTTGGTTACGCAGTTGACTGCTGGTGTTCTCGGTAGACATGCTGCCACTGGTACTGTTCCTATTGTTGGAGTGTTTAATGGAGTTAGTTACACTGACCCCACCACAGGCGAACAAGTTTTTAAAAATTACTATCCCGGAAGCATAGCTGCTTCTGATATAGTAGCCAATGTGATTGATGATGCTAATGTTGTTTTTGAAGTACAAGCAGATGACACTTTCCCTGTTGCTGACTTGTTTGGAAATTTTGACATAGTAGACAACTCTCCTGTTGGTGATACTTCTTCAGGCATATCTAATTCAGAGGTTGATGTAACTACTGGTGCTACAACAGCTACTCTTCCTTTGAAAGTAATAGATATTTCAGAAGACCCTGATAACGATGATGTAGCAACAGCTAACACCAATGTTCTATGTGTGATTCAAAACCACATCATGGGTCAAAAAGGTGCTGGTTTAGCATAAGGAGTTAATAATGGCAATATCAAGAGCTCAACTCGCTAAAGAGTTAGAACCCGGATTAAACAGTCTTTTTGGCTTATCTTATGATGAGTATGACAGGGAGTACGAAGACATCTTCTCTATAGAAGATTCAAACCGTGCTTTTGAAGAAGAAGTGTTAATCACTGGATTTGGTTCAGCACCCACAAAAACTGAAGGTCAAGGCGTAAGTTTTGACAATGCTACTGAAAGTTACAGTGCACGTTATACCCACGATACAGTGGCTTTAGCGTTTGCTTTAACAGAAGAAGCAGTTGAAGATAACCTTTACGATTCTTTAGGAAAACGTTATGTCAAGGCATTAGCTAAGTCTATGGCGAATACTAAAGAAGTTAAAGGTGCTGATGTGTTAAACAATGCTTTCTCTTCCAGCTTTACTGGTGGAGATGGTAAGTCTTTGATTGCAACAGACCACCCACTATCTGGTGGTGGTTCAGCTGCAAACAGAGCAACATCAATGGCAGACCTTAATGAAACTTCATTAGAAGATGCTTTAATTGACATCAGTGGATTCACAGATGACAGAGGGTTGACTATATCTGTTCAAGCTTCAAAAATGATAGTTCCTAGTGAACTGGTTTTTGTTGCTGAAAGAATATTAAATTCTCAGTTAAGAAGTGGAACTTCAGACAATGACTTAAATGCTGTAAGAAGCACAGGGGTACTACCCGGTGGTTATTCAGTTAATCATTATCTGACTGACCCAGATGCTTTCTTCATCTTGACATCAGTTACTGAACAAGGTGATGGACTTAAAATGTTCCAAAGAAGTGGAATGGAAACTTCTATGGAACCGGACTTTTCAACAGGTAACATTAGATATAAAGCTAGAGAGCGTTATTCTTTTGGTTTCTCTGATTGGAGAGGCATTTATGGTTCACAAGGTGCATAACTTGAACGATTAGAAATAGCGTTTATAACTCAACTATTTCAAAAAAAGGGCAACTTAGGTTGCCTTTTTTTTTGTTATTTTCTTTATGCAAATACTTGCAAATTCCTACACATTTGATATTATAACCATGTGAGATTAACTAATAAGGAGAAAAAGCAATGTTAAAAGATATATTTGAAAAATATGATTCAGTTAAGTTTGTGGTGAATGACCAAACATTTAGAGGGTGGGTAAGTACAGTTAGTGAAGATTACATTACTGTAAATGCAAGACCTATAGACATATACGAGCAATCTCTTGGTGTTGTTTGTAAATACAATATATATACAGGGATTTTTGAAAAATTAAAAGTTGAATGGTTGGATGAACACAGGGGTGCTGATAACTCTGCCATTGGGGTTGCACCAAGCTGGACAGATATGAGCTATGTAAGTAAGGAGGCAGTGTAATGCAAAATTTTATTTTTGAAGCAAAAGGTGGTGACACTTTTTTTGAATCAGATTACAACGATTATGGAATACGTTGTGAAATCACTGTTCTAGGTGAAGAAAAATATAGGGTTGAACTTATAGGTCTTGACTGCGAAGTGATTAAGTGTTTTACCTGTAAAACAACTGACGAATGTAAAACTGAAGCTTATGAAGAAGCTAAATTCCTGAAGGAAATGAATGAAGTGACTTGTGGTAATCTTACAGTAGATGATTACGAATCCTCTTCCT